AAAAAGTAATATTTTAAAATTCATGAATTAATGACTAACAAAAGTATACAATATAAAAAAGCATTAATTGAAGCAATGGAGGAATATCATGGGATTGTTTCTGATGCTTGTAAGTCTGTTGGAATTAGTAGGGGTACATATTATAAATATTTGAATGATGATTCTGAATTTAAACAAGCAATAGATGAAATTGAGGGAGTTGTTTTAGATTATGTAGAAAGCGAATTATTTAAGAAAATAAAATCTGGGGATACAGGTTGTATCATATTCTATTTAAAGACCAAAGGCAAAAAGAGGGGTTATATTGAGAGGGCAGAACTAACCGGAGCAGACGGTAAAGATTTAAACACTCGTATTACTATTGAGCTTATTGACAGTCCAGATCAAGTAAAAAAAGAAGATGCAAGCAGCCAGGAAAGTTTATAATAATATTGTCCTGGGGATATCGGAAGGGAAATCTGTTATATCGGCCCAGGGATCAAGCCGAAGTGCTAAGACAATTACAATACTAATATTCTTAATAGAATATATATTAAGGCATAACTACGTCCGGTTATCTATTGTCCGTAAAACATTGCCGGCACTTAGGGGATCAGTGTTGATTGACTTTAAAGAGGTAGTATCAGGGATGGGGATATGGGATAACAAGCAATTCAACAAAACAGAGTTGATATATAAGTTTTCTAATGGCTCATGGGTAGAGTTCTTTTCAACTGATGATGAGCAAAAGATAAGAGGTCGTAAGCGTGGAATATTATTTGCCAATGAGGCGAATGAAATCAGTTATCTGGAATGGCAACAACTTATAATGAGAACTACCCTATTTGCTGTACTGGATTACAACCCTTCATTTTCAGAAGATCACTGGATAGAACAGATAAACAAAGACTCGGACACTCATCATTTTATTAGTACCTATAAAGATAATCCATTTCTTGAACAGAAGATTATTGATGATATTGAGAAGTTACAAGGTAAAAACAAATCACTATGGACCGTTTATGGGTTAGGGCTACGTGCTGTTATCGAAGGACGTATATTTGATAACTATGAGATGGTAGATATTATACCGGACCATATACGCAAGCAGTGGGTAGGGATGGATTTTGGGTATAGCAATGATCCTACTGCAATCGTTAATGTGGCCATAGACGGTGAAGATTTGTATATGGATGAGATTTGTTATCGTACTAAGATGCTGACAAATGAAATTATCAAAATACTAAAAACAGAATGCCGGAATAAAAAGATTATTTCAGAAAGTGCTGATCCCAGGCTTGTCGATGAGATACATAATGCTGGATTGAATATACATGCAGTTGAAAAATATGCTGGATCAATTAATGCAGGTATAGTCAAAATGCAGGAATATAACCTTAAAATCACTAAGCGGTCAACACACATAAAAAAAGAGATAGACAATTATGTATATGATCAGGATAAGAATGGTAAGTACCTTAATAAGCCTGTTGATGAGTTTAATCATGCTATTGACGGTGTCAGGTATGTGATACTGGAGGAGGTTATTGGTAAAAATCGCAAGAAAACAAATCTTCATAGTTTGGTAGGTCGTGTGTAAATATTAACTTTACAACAAAAATATTATGAAAAACAATAAAGATATCACAGGAGGAAATATACAATTTGACGTTTTTGAACACAAATTAGTTCCTCATCGCTGTCCTATTTGTAATGGGAATGGGTTAGTGACTAATGGATTTTATTACCAAACTGGAGGACAATGGGCGACTGGAGATGTTGTACCGGAAAAATGCAGAAGTTGTGATGGGACTGGTATTGTTTGGAATTAATTAAAAATATATATTATGGAGCCATTAGAAGTTATCAAAGGAATGAATTACGGTGAGATCATTAAATTATTTAAGCGTCAGGTCGATATAGAGAGCCAAACCAAAGCATTGTCGCAGTATGATGTTAGTAAGCATGATGTATTCGATACAGCATTACGACCCTGGCGTAAAGTGTCAAGGGCTACTACTGCAACAGATGAAAATGGTGATTTTATCATGACTGATGTATGGATAGATGTTGTCCGAGTAGGTATCTCGTGGCAGAATGATATCACAGAGAAAAGAGTAGCTTTTACACTATCAACACCTGTTAAGACTAATGTCATCTGGTATAAAGAGACTGACAAGGAGAAAGAGCTTGTTAATATGGTCGAGCGCATCCAGAATGACAACAAGATGGATTATAAGAATAAAGAAATCCTTCGCAGGAAGTTATCAGAGCTGGAGGTTGCTGTTATCTGGTATTATGCTGAGACAGGCGAGACGAAGCCGAAATATACGCTAAAAAGTAAGATCGTATCTCCGAAACTTGGTGATACCCTTTATCCCTTGTTTGATGTAAATGGTAAGATGATCTCATTTCGCAGGGATTACAAGCTAATCAAAGAGGGTAAAGATATTGAACACTCTGATATCTATACAGCGGAGTTTGAATATAAGTACATTAAAAAAGACAGCTTATGGATATTAGACCCTGACATTAAAGGCAACCCGGTACATAATGTAGCAAACAAAATTCTTGTGGAATATTACTGTCAGAAGGAACCAGTGTGGCATAACGTACAATCAATGATTGACAGACACGAGATACTAACATCAAATCATGGTGGTATGAATGATAAGTTTGGCGCTCCTATGTTTATTGTCTCCGGTGAGATAAAAGGTGAGATAATAGATAATAAAACCGGTAGTATGATGCAGATGGAGAATGATGGCACTGCTGCTTATGCTCAATTATCATCAGAACCACAGTCGATAAGCCTTGAACAAACAAACCTGGAGAAGTTTATCGGTAAGATGTCGCAGACACCAAATATCACTTTTGATCAAATGATATCAATAGGGCAAATGTCAGGGTTTGCCGCAGAGATGTTATTCACAGACCCGCACATGGCAGTCCGTATGGAAGAGGAAACGTTTGGGATAGGGTTACAGAGGCGGTTAAACATCATAATGGCAGCAATAGGGGCATTGATTGATACCTCACTGGCAAAAGAATGTAAGGTAGTGCAGTTAAAGCCAGAGATAACACCTTATCTGCCACAGAATACCACTGAGATAATTGAGAATCTTGGTGTGTCTGTCAGTCAAGGAATAATGAGCAAGGAGACAGCAGTAGAACAAAACCCTTTGATTGAAGATGCAGAGGTAGAGATTGATCGTTTGAAAAATGATGCTATAACAGAGTTAACAGGAACAGAAAATCCTATTTTATAAATATTAATTAAAATTAGAAATTATGGCAAAATGGCAAAATGATGCAATGTTAGACGCAGGTTTAGCATACATCTCAAGTAATTCAACTGCGGAATGGGCTTGTAGTGGACAACCTGCAAATTATGCAGGGATAGATGCAATGGCACTTGCAAGTGCTGTACCAGTTTTTGAAGCAAATACTGATGGTGATGTTAGCGGGAGAAAGCTTCCGGTATCTGGATTGGTAGATATACCTGTATTTGCTACAGATAGCGCTACTCATATAGTATTGTCTTCAGCTGATACATTATTGTATGTAACAACTTGTACTCCTCAAGAGTTAACTATTGGGAACACTGTAGTAATACCTACATGGGATATTGAGATTGCTGATGTAACTCCGTAATTATTAAATAATGGCTTCTACTCTTCTTACAAGTATAGTTGCTGCATATCAGTTAGATGAAGCATCTGGAACGATTGTAGATGCAGTGAACGGGTATAATTCAAGTGCTGAAAATCCCACTTATAATCAACCAGGGAAAATAGGAACTGCATTGGCTTTTCTTGATACAGATGAATTAATTACTCTTACAGATCAAACAGCTTGGACTATTACACGTGCTGGTAACTTGTCTATATCTTTTTGGATATATATGACAGATGTTGAAACTACGAATGGAAGAAATATATTTGGTAATTATTATGGGTGGTGTATATGGATTGATGAGAACTCTCCTCCCGATTATTTACTTAAATGGTACCCAACAGGCACATCTGTAGAAAGTAATAATCTGACTTGGGCCATTAATACATGGTATCATGTTGTAATGGTAAAAACGGCTGAGGTTATAACATTTTATAGGAATAATATTGCTGTTGGTGGGGGTAGTGAAGCGGCATATACTTCAGTCGATCCAGCTAATACATATATCGGTGGAGATCCGGAAGGGGAATTTACAGCCGGAAGATTAGATATGCTATATTTCTGGGATAAAGCACTCTCAACAGACGAAATTGCTGAATTATGGAATAGTGGAAGTGGTAGTGCTTATCCTTTTTCAGCAGGAAGTGTTGAACTTATAGTACAGGATGCGTTTCATGGTCTCATATCTGATGTTCCTGTACTTACTCAAAAACATACCTTAGTTTCAGTAGATGCATTTCATGAGTTAATTTCAGACGAACCAGTATTAACACAAAAGCATATATTAGTAGTTGCTGAAACGGTTCACTCTCATTCAGCAGATGGAAATTTAACGCTTACTCAAAAATCTACTTTAGTAGTACAGGAAACATTACACACTCAGACAGTCGATGCACCTATATTAACACAAAAGCACGTTTTAGTTCCTTCAGATGCATTTCACGCTCAAACGGCAGACGGAGATTTAGTTCTTGTGGAAAGTGGGGGAGGTAATGTATTGGTGGTACAGGATTCGTTTCATGGATTAACTTCAGATGTTCCGACATTGACGCAGAAACATATTCTGGCAATTTATGATTCAGTACATGGTCTGATTACCGATAATATTGTTTTTTATATTCTTGGTATGAGCCAAAGTACAATTAAAGTAGGGCCAGTAACCATATTGATTAATGAATGTACCGCAGGGATTTACCTCCGGTGGTGGTATAATGGATTTCACTACTTCAATTTCCAGAATGGTTATGAGATGATAATGAGTACGGAATCAATGGGTACTCAGGTGACTAGAATGTTTTCCCGAATATCAAAGATTGAAAGACCAACGAAATTAAAAGCTGAATATTCTTATCAGGTTACATTAGACGGGATCACATCAAAGGAGATTCCTGGATTCACAGGGTTGTTATTGGCTGAGAGAGTGGAGCAATATGAGGATGAGGAATGGAGAGAGGTTAAAATAACGAGGGGAGATCATCTGATTAAGAATGCAGATACGGATGCTTATATATTTAATTTTGAGATAACGAGAAAGGAGTTACCAAATACCTCAACGGTAATTCAGAAATCCACTTTATTATATCTGAATGATATTCTTTGCGATCTGGATGATGATGAGATAATACCGATCAATAAACAGGTGAATGATATCGCAGAGATGCAGGACCGGCAATCAGATTTTACTCAACAATTCAGGATAAGGAAAACGAGAGCAATGCGTGCGCTGTTTAAATTATCGGGAGAAGTTGGAGCCAATACGAATTTCCCTTATGAGAGACAGACTTGCAGATTAGTGATCGATTCAGTTGAGATAATAACAGAGGGAGAAATGATTCTTGATAATGTTGATGAGGATTATTATTATGTTTCGATATATTCTGGGAATAGCAGTTTCTTTAAAGCGATTGATGGCTTAAAGATTACGGATCTCACGTTGGCAGGAGCAAATCATACATGGAATATTGCAACAATGGCAGGAACTCATGCTGCGGATCTTGATTATGTTTATCCATTATTGGAGCCTTCGGATGATGCAGGATTAAGTCAATTGATTACAACGAATGATTTGGTAAGTTTTTGGGGAGGTCATATCTGGCCATTTGTAATGGTAAAAACAATCTGGGATGAAATCTTTTTCAATGCCGGATATACGGATTCAGGAGATATATTAACGAATGAGAAGTTTCTTACTTTGGCAATACCGATCTCAA